TTCAGTCGGACGGCTCTGTGATAAACGAGAAACTGTATCGGAAACACGACCAACCAGCGATGGGTCGATACCGAAAGCATCAACGTCTTTACCAGTTAACTGAGTTTCACCGGCTGCTTTGGCAAGGCTGCGAGAGAGACTAGACACGGCTGCAAAGTTATTGTTTTTAAGAGCCATGTTAGCCAGATCAATAGCATCCGTAGCAGCATCAGCTTGGTCTTGATACGGCTTGGTGATTGCTTGTAAGTCTTTACGAAGACTTGTGACATCACCTGCTTGCTTAACACCCGGAAGAACAACATCAATTTTACCAGCCTTTTTAGAGGCAAGATCGCGTTTTTCAATGATCTTGTCTACCTCAGCAGCTTCGGCTTTCGTCAGTTGACCAAATGGTTTACCATACGTAGCAACAGCAATACGGTCAGCTTCAGCGCCATAGTTAATGCGAGATTCAGGCTTGGTGGTTAACCGCACAAGTTCTTCATTATAAGCAGTCGTCCACGCAGGGGTTCCTCTTTCTGCCTTAGTGTCTGCAATTCCGGCAGCATTACGCTGTTCAGGAGTCAGCCGACCTGCAGCGGCAGTAACAGTAGAAGCAGTAGCAGCAGCGGTATCCTTAGTAATCTGCGCCTGTGCTTTCTCTATATCCATTGCACGTTTAGCCAGCTCAGCCGCAGCAGGCGCGTCTCCACTCTGCATCAGACGAGAAGCAGTTTCACGAAGAGCCACAGGATCGCTGATGTCTACACCTTGCAGAAGCTGTTGACGCTGACGAACACGCATGAGTTCAGGATCTTCAGCACCTAACAAGCCACCGATGCCAGTACCTAAACGGGAACCAGCAGTGTAGAAGCCAGCTTGAGCAGCCTGCATCGGGCTTAACTGAGCAAACTGCAGAGCCTGCTCCTGAAGACGCTGTTCACGAGCGGCCATCAAACCCTCAGGAGTCACGCCAAATAAACTTTGAGCTACAGTAGCCATAGTATTTCCTTTAATTAGTTACGCCAGCCAGCCGGAAGCATAGAAGTATCTGTGTTACCCCATCCCAATCCCATACCCGTAGGGTCTAAATTAACAGGTGCTCGATTAGCTCCTAAACCAGACATCCAATTACCAAGGCCAGACATAAGCTGTTGGTTGTTAGCCATACCCATCAAGGTAGAGCCAACAGGGCTAACACCAGCAGTAGCTTGCAGAGTACGTGCTGCACCTAAGCCACCTTGCAGCAGAGCCTGTCCTGCTTGTGCGCCGCCAGTCATAGCACGACCACCTAAGGTAGAGCCAATGTCCAGAGCACCTTGACCAAGTTGTTCAATGGTCTGACCTAAGCCAAGCTGAGTCTGTAACGGGCTGTAACCTGCCTGAGCAATCTGAGCACCAGTACCGAATAAGCCAGCACCGAAGGTAGTCTGAGCACGGCCTTGTTCCATAGCCTGAGCAGCCAACTGAGCATCCTGCTGAGCCAAGGCATTGTAGTATGCAGCCATCTCAGGGTTAGTAGCTTGTAAGTTACCGCCTTGAGACATCGCTAAGCCTTCACGGCCAGTGTTGAACAGATTCTGACGAGTCTGAGCCAGAGCACGTTCACGAGCAGGTTGCAGGAGAGCCTGCTGAGACTGGAGCCACTGCTGTGCAGCCTCTTGTGGAGACTGAGCCAGATACTGCTGACCAAGGTTAAATAAACCCTGCTGTGCAGCTAAGGCTTGTTCAGTAGCGCCAACACCCTGCTGTCCCGCCTGAGACAGTAAACGATCTTGAATGGCAACTAACTCAGGAGAGACTGTGTAGCCTGCGTTGGCTAAGTTACCCTGCGAATCGAAGCCAAACCGAGAAGAGCCAAAGCGAGTGGTAACACCCACAGGACGGAAACGAGCAGCATCAGCGGCAATCCGAGCAGCTTCTAACTGAGCATTGGCAGAAGCTTGAGCAGCTTGTTGTGCGGCCTTAGCTTGCTGATTCCCGCCAATTAATCCTAAAACACCACCAACTAAACTACCCATTATTTGCTCCAAGAGTAAAGTTTACGGACAACACCATCTGTGCATTTGTGGTGTTCAACCAATTTAAAGCCTGTCATAGCAGTCCACTTTTCCATTTTTGTATCATCAATAAAAGGCATTGCCAGTAATACCTTATCTTTGTGCATGTCTGTCCAATCATTCCAGTCAGACAGAAACTGTTGCTTTATTGTCTTTGTCCACTTAAATACATCCATATGGATAAACCAGTAAGGATGCACCTGTTCTACATAGACAATATAGTGTTCTGTCTGAATTACTGGAATCTTCATGCAGTACGCTTCCACATCTTCACAACGATGTACGGAGGCAGGTTAGCGTTAGTACCAGAGGAGCCAACGGTACTGTTGCTTACCGTAATTCCAGTGACTGCTGTGCTTGTCGTACCAGAAGTGGATGTCAGAACAGTATTTGCCGGTCCAGTTGCCATTGTCGATACAACAAGCGGATTGTTATATGTGTGATTGTGTCCGGGATCAGTAACAGTCGCTGTGTGGGTGTGGCTAACAACGATTGCATCCTTGCTGCCGCCAGTCTCTTCAAGAGTATCAAATAAGGCATCAGAAGCATTCTGACCTACCATGACACGACCAGCACCAAACTCCACCCAAGTGCCGAAACCAAACAAAGTATTCGGATTCGTTGTCGAAGAAGCGTTGATGTAGATAGAACCAACGGGATACAGTGCTTGCAAAGCGGTCTGTACGAAAGCAGTAGTTGCTAACGAGGTAGTATTATTACCATAAGAAGCAGTTGGGGCAGAGGGATTACCAGTAAAGGAAGGACTGTTAATGTCTGCTTTGGTATTAACTGCCGTAGCAATGTTGTTAAACTCAGTGTCAATCTCAGTTCCTTTGACAATCTTCAAAGGATTACCAACAGCAAGAGCATCTTTACTTGCAAAGTTGGTTGATTTTACATAGTTAGCCATGATTATACAATCTTTCCGTTCTTGGCGTGGATTTCAATCTTCTGAACACTCAAAGGAGATCCGTTGATGTCAGCCTCGTAGCCTGTTTGAATAACTTTACCTGCTCCAGTAGGGTAAGCCACCAGTGTCTGAAGTGCAGTACCTGCAGAATAAATAGCAGTACTAGTATTATACTCTGCTATTCCGTAATATGCAACCCCCTGAGCAGGAATTTGTGCAGTTTGTGCATAATAATTTCCTGTAAAGTCATAGCCCCACTTGATTGTGACAAACTGACTAGTGCCACCGATAACAACCACAGAGAGTTTCTTCAGGACAGACGTAACAGAAGGAGTCCCTAAATCGGTATGGTTAGTGAAGTACTGGAAGCGGTAGGGAGCAGTATCGTCTAAATAGCCAGCATACTGAGCCAAGTATCCCGACTTACCAATCAGTAGAGTACCATCAGCTTTACGACAGAAACTCTTAGGTTCCATGCTATCCCAAGTTGTTACTCTAGCTGCTCCATCCGGTAATGCACCTTTCATATCAAAACAGTAAACTGATTTGAGAGTGGGCATCGTCAAAAGATAGAAACCATCTATAGGAGAATAAACACTCTTGATACTAGACTTAACTTCAGAAGCCACCGCAGACATCAAGTCATTACGTACATTCTTAGACAAGTCGCGCAGAGGGGCAGACTTTTCTTGAATGGTGCGCATCAAGCTACGAACGCCAGTACTAGACAGGAAGATGATGTCTGTGCCTGTGTTAGCTACAGAGTCTCTGGCAATACAGCCGATACCTGTCACGACATCAGCCAAAGTCATGGTTGCTGGGTTAGTAGCGCCTTGGTAGATCAGTATATTATTAGTACCAAAGATATACAAGAAGCCGTTGTGAGCAGCTAGAGCAGTAATAGCATCAGAGCCTTTAGGCCATACAGAGTGCGTATCCAGAGTACCTGAAGTACCTCCGTTGAACTTGAAGGGAGACTTCAGATCCGACCACTGGACAGTCTGTTGATCATTAGCAGTCCTTGCAGACCATGTACGACCATAGGCAGCAATAACACAGTCAGCCTGCTGAACCGTACCAGAGTAACCAACATGCTCAGAAATACGTCTAAAGGAAGTCGTAGACGTAGCAGGATCAAAGATCAGTGGATCATGCCCTAACTGATAGGCTACTGCGTATCCATTGATGAATGCCCACTGATAGTTAGCATCGGTAATCGTCGGAGCAGTGCCGCCACCGCCGTAAGTCAGTGTAACTAACGATCCACCGTTCTGACGAAGAATCTTACCATCAGCAGACATCAGGACATAAGAAGTACCATCATTAGCAATCAACTCAGTGATAGATTTGATGTCGTTAGTACCGATGTCTGTATTCAGAGAACTGTTGAGTTTCTGCCAGCCCTTACGAGCACCCACACGGCCATATTGGTCAATAACACAGTTGTTAGCCACCAGAGCAAAGCCAGAGGCTAAGTCTAAGGAACTATCCTGAGTATTTAAACCAAAGAAGCCGGGGGCTGTAATGGAATAAGTTTGAATCTGTTGGGCCATAGCTTACACAGCCTCCCAAGTCTCTTCCTCGATAAAGCGAGAACTTTCCACTGCAATAGCATCAGCCAGAGCAGCACGATACAGAGCATAAGCTTCAGAGCTATTCAGACCACCGTCCTCACCACGTTCCACCAGAGCACGAGCAAAAGCACCTAAGATTACAGGGGTCTTCGGAGTCAATAACGTATCCGAGTCAGTGGTTAAGTCATCCTGAGGAACAAACAAGTTGAAATAAACCGTCACGCCTGCTGGAGGAGTAGGATAGAAGTCTACCTTAGTATCTCCATTAGTATCTACACCGTTAAAGTTGTAGTACAGCGGATTACCTGTTGCGGGGTTAGACAGCAGATACTGAGACATCTTAGTCGTAGGAAGATTCACCAAAGGAATCTTATGGGTGATGTCTTGAACGTCTAAGACTTTGAACATCAAACCAGAATCATTTAAGACATAGCCATAAGTGTTAGCCAATGTCTCAATAATCAAGGTCTTAGTCAGGGAGTTCCAGTTGTAAGCATCTTCTACCTGTCGCTTAGAGTCATTAACCAACTTACCAATAAGCTTGGATAAGGTATTCTCTTGGACAGTAGAAACTTCAGGTTCACGTAAGCGAACTAGAATATCGTTTACAAGTTCTAAGTAAGTTGGTAAGGCCATATTTTTCCTTGTTTATAATTCTCGCTCCGCTACGACAATTATTTAGCTTTCTTTTTGT